TTATCGGTGTCGATATCAGATTGAGTAACAGAAAGTGTTCCACCCGAATGTGAAATACCTGTGCCATATGTAAAGTGCGTCCTTGTTCTGGCAGCAGTAGTAAAGAGATTAGTTGATCCCTCAGTTACGTTGTCAGAATTAATATCTACCTGAGTAACAGATAATGTATATGTATTAGCCGCATCATCATAAACCTTAGTAACACCAGTACCAGCAACGATAACAGCATTCAATCTGTCATCTACTCTCTCATCTGTATAGTACTTGTTAGTTGATCCTTCTGCTACGTCATCTGTATCATGGTTGGATAGAGATGCAATAGTAGTTGGAATTGTGTATGAGAATACACCAGTAGAAGCATTGTATGATAGGTCTCCAGTAGCACTTATATGTCCACGAGTCCTTGCAGCAGTTGTGAAGAGATTAGTAGAACCTTCAGTTACATTGTCAGTGTCAATGTCTGCCTGTGTAACAGAAAGTTCTCCACCACCCGACAACTCGACACCTGTTCCGTAGGTGAAATGAGTCCTCGTTCTGGCTGCAGTGGTGAAGAGGTTGGTAGATCCTTCAGTGAAGTTGTCAGTATTAAGATCTGACTGAGTAGCACTCAAGGTTAATATATTACCAGCATCATCATAGGTAGCAGTAATACCTGTGCCACCTTGTATTAGAGCATCAACTCTATCATCAACTCTTTCATTAGTATAGTAAAGATTAGTTGATCCCTCAGTCAACGCATCTGTATCATGGTTAGCAATACTACCAACCTGTGACTGAGTATATGTTATATTACCAGTGATACTTAAGTTACCTGCAACTTCAAAGTCAGTAGTTGATTTGAAGTTAGTAACAGTAAGTCTGTTTTCAAATGGATTGTATTGGAACTGTCCAGAGTCTGTCCTGATTTCAGTGTTACCTGAGTTAGAAGATACAAAGACTGGATAGTACGTCAAGTTTGAAGATGCAGTCTCAGTTATATTAACTAGAGTTGAGGTGTCTGCATTACCTGTAAGGTCACCAGTTACATCACCAGTGATCTGTCCTGTTACACCAAGTGTGCCACCGATAGTGGTGTTATTTGTTACGTCAAGAGCACCTACGTCAAGAGTACCAGCAGCAGTTATGTTACCAGATGTAGATTGTAATTCAATCTTAGTTGTATTACTACCATTTTGTAATTTAAGTGTCTTAGTAGCTCCTCTTAAGACAATATCATCCTTGAATAAGGATGTAGAATTCTGTGTTAATGTATCATTAAGAGTTGTTGCTCCATCAACATTAAGAGTAGTATCAAGATCAACACCCTGTGTAACATTAAGAGTGTCATCAATGATTGTCCTACCTTGGATATCAACTGTACCAGCGATATCTACATTACCAGTAGCACCTGCAACAATAAACTTGTTAGTGTTGACAATGATTGATCCAGATATATTAGCGTTAGATGTTAGGTTAAGAGTACCAACATCAGCAATACCAAGTGTAGACGTACCAGTGACACCCAATGTGCCTCCGATAAGAGTATTACCTGTAGTACCAACAATAGAAATTGATGGAGCATTGTTTGGCCCCATGTAGAAGTCTTCACCTAAGAAGACATCCTTATTAATAACAGCACCACCTGTGACCTGTAGTGCAGCAGCACCTATAAGGTTAGCAGGATTAGTAGTATTAGTAATGGAGGTAATGCCAGTAACACCAAGAGTGTTAGTAACATTAGTAGCTCCATTAACATCCAATGTGCCTTGAATATCCGTGTTACCATTATCTGAGTCTATTACAAACTTATCTACTCCAGCATTAGTCTGGATTTTAAATTCTTCGTTATCTGCCTGTAAATTAAATGATGCTCTAGAGGTAAGGTTACCATCTACATTAACTGTAGAATCAAAGTCAGCTCCTTGAGTAACATTAAATGTGTCATCAATTGTTGTAGCACCCTCTACATTGAGAGTACCCTGAATATCTGTATTACCATTGTCAGTATCAATGCTGACCTTGGTTAGTCCAGCAGCAGTCTGGATCTGGACAAGTTTATTATCGGCCTTGACTGTTACACCGTCTGTGATAGTAGTCAAACCATCGATATCTGCTGTGCCATTTACAGTTACGTTATCATCAATAACTGTCTCACCTGTGGCAGAGTCAAGAGTTAAATTACCTGCTGAGGTATCAACTTCAGATGCACCTGATACACCCAACTGCACGTTGTCAGCAGTGATGTCAGTAGATGTAACTGCCTGATTAAATGTTACTGTACCTGTAAAGGCATGAGCATCACCAGAGTTATTACCAATCTGTGTGTTACCATCTACATCTAAGGTACCAGTGACTGTGACGTTATCATCGATCTGAGTCTCTCCAGTGGCGGAGTCGAGTATGAGATTGTTCCCAGCAGTAGTGCTAATTTCACTATCAGAATCCACGCCAATAGTAACAGCATCAGCTGTGATATTGGTGGAGGTGATTGCTTGGTTGAACTGAATTGTACCAGTAACGCTATGAGAGTCACCAGAAGCATTGCCGATAGTAGTATTCCCGTCAACTGTAAGGGTACCATCGACCTTGGTATTGCCGTCAACATTGAGGTTATTATCAACATCTAAATCATCAGTAACATTTACCGTGCCTCCGTCTGAATCTAATATTAAGTTACCAGAGGTAGTGCTAATTTCATTAGTGCCATCTACACCGATCTGGACGTTATCAGCAGTAATATCTGTGGTAGTCAGTGCTTGGTTAAACTGAACTGTACCTGTAACACTGTGAGCATCACCAGCAGCGTTACCAATAGTTGCGTTGCCATCTACTTGTAATGTACCTTGGACAACTGTATTACCAGTGGAAGCAGCAACTGTAAATTTCTGTGTATTAACAGCGAAGTCATTTGTGACATCAAGTGTTCCTGTTATGTCAGCATTACCACCGACAGAAGCATGTGATGTTACATCAAGTATTGCTCCAACATATAGATTAAGACCAATACCAGCACCACCACCTACTATTAAGGTACCTGAAGATGCACCAGATGAATTTGTTGTATCAAATAGTTTGATAGATCCAGCATCTAAACCTGATCTATTACCTGAGAATGCTTCTGAGTTATTAGTTGCATTATGGTAAAGAGCATATCTACTAGCAGAGTTATCCCATCCAAAGAAACCAACTCTTGCAGAAGTGTCATAGTATCTGAATTCAATACCACGATCCTTCGCATCGTCAGAACCAGGAGCTGTGTCGCCACCCAGGGTAAACACAGGGTCATCTACTGTGACTACAGTGCTGTTTACTGTAGTAGTTGTACCATTAACTGTGAGGTTACCTTCGACTAATGCGTTGGTGTTGACTGTTAAACTTCCGTCAACTGTGACATCATCAGTAAATTGTGATACTGCATTGACTGTAAGTACGTCAGTGTTAGCATCACCAATAGTTGTTAGTGCTCCAGTAATATTAACTTCACGATTTAATTCTACATCACCGTGGACAGTTAATGTTCCAAGAGTATTACTACCCTGTCCAACACGACCAATAGTTGTATTACCACTCTCTCCTAATATAGAGAATTCGGTTGTATCATTAGTAGCGACCTTACCAACGTAGAAGTCGTCACCAACATATAGATCTTGTACAATACCAGCACCACCAGCAACCCTTAAGTTACTCGCAGGGTCATTGGCGAATGTTGGGTTATGTTGTGTAGTAGCACCAAGATATGCATGGTACAATACATCAACGTTATTTAATAATGATGGACGTGTCCTTCCAGTGCCAGCATCCTTAACTACTATTCTATCTGCAACGTAGAGGTCAGTGCCGATACGGACATCTTTATCGATATTAACACCACCAGCGAAAGTAGTATTGCCAGATGTGCTGAGTGTAATGTCCGATTCAGATGTAGACGCATCAACTGCAATATTGTTAGTGCGCTCAAAAGTATTGAAGCCACCAATATTAAGACTTCCCTCAATATCGGTATTTCCGTTAGTGGAGGAAACTGTAAACTTGGTAACTGATCCATTGGTTATTGTAAAATTCTTACCAGTTGTATCAAGAGTTATATCATCATGGAATACTGCATCTAGATCAACGTCCAACTCATCATTAAGAGTTGTCTTACCATCTACATCCAATGTACTATTGAATGTTACTCCAGCATCTACGTCAAGAGTACCATCTGTATGTGTGTTACCGTTGTCAGTATCTACATCAAATACACTGACACCAGCATCAGTTTGGATATCAAATTTCTTATTGTCTGCTCTGATAATAAGGTTGTCTGTGATCTCAGTCTCTAACTGAATATCAACTGTACCTTCTATAACTGTGTTACCTGTGTCAGTATCTACAGTAAACTTATCTACACCAGCAGCAGTCTGAATCTTAAAGTCTTCATTATCAGACTTGATTAATACTGTGTCATTGATCTCAGTCTGACCTGCGATGGTTACTTCACCACCTATATGTGCATTCGCAGAAAGACCTAATCCCCCCGTGACCACCAACGTACCCGTCGTGGTTGAGGTTGATTCTGTGTTGGTTGTGAGTGCGAGGTTACCAGCAATGAGAGGAGCGTCAGTACCAGAGAAAACTTCAGAGGTGTTAGTGGCGTTGTAGAGGAACCTAAACCCACCAGTGCTAGACCATATGTTAGAGTCTGCGTAATCTTCATCCCATCCGAAGAACCCGACTCTTGCTTGTGTGTCATAATATCTAAATTCTATACCACGGTCTTTGTTATCGTCTGCAACTGGAGCAGTATCACCACCCAGTGTGAATATAGGATCATCAATGGTAACAACAGTAGAATTTACCGTGGTCGTTGTACCATCTACCTGTAAGTCTCCACGAATCTGAACCTTACCTGAAATAGCGTCATCATCGTTTGGATCCAAGATCATAGTAGCAGCAGTGCTACTTAAAGTATCATCTTGGAATTGGAATCCTTCTACATTAACTCTATTAGCAACATTAGTTGCTGCTATTGTTATGTCATTATCAGACTGTATGAGAATGGTACCATTACCACCTCCAGCATTAGTAGAAAGAATACTTAAGTTTCTATCTGATGCAGTGTCTTGAGTGAGTTGGAAATTAAGATGACCATCACCAGTCTTATCAATTGTCTGAGTAATTGCACCATCTAAGGTAATATCAGGATGACTGAAGTATGACCTTACATTGATATCAAATTCACCAGCACCACCTTGAGTAATAGTAAAACTATCACCTTGACCTGTGTGATGATGACACCAATAGTAGAGTGTAGCAGGTGCTTCTTCTTGCACCAACCATTCCATTGTACGAGTGGTAGCAGCTTGGAAGTTAGCAGTGTCAGCATAATTAGCCATGCTAACTACAGCACCATCTAACTTATAGGTGATACCCATCATATAATGGTCTCCACCATTATGCTCACCGTCAGTTGTTGGACTGACCATCAAAGGATGAGCCATGCTATTGAAGTTAGCATTGGATGACTCATTCTGATTGAAGATATACTTGATACCTTTCTTAAGTGAGAATCCACTTGGAGTTTCTACTCCATCCAAGTAGAATACACCTGTTGCTTGACCACCTACTGTGTCTGTGCCTACTGTAACAGCAACATTCTGTATCGCTTGCTGAGTACCACTAGCACCATTACCAGTATTATTAGCACCAACTAATAGATTACCAGTTGTGTCGTTTACCTTTGTATAGTTAAGGTAATTAAATCCTCTGTAACCAGTAGTTGCTGTCAACTCCTGATCTAATTCAAAATTCTCTACGGTATTGCCATCAGCAAAACCAATTCTATTATTTTGTAGCTGTGTGTTATCTACTCCTGCATCAGCGATGGTTACAAAACCACCCTCTATACCGTTACCATTATCCCATGCAGTTACATCAAAATCTTCTTGATTAAATGATGCTAGTCCCTTCTGAGGTGCTAAACCTGATCCTAGATATCTCCAAGATCCTGTGTCAGATGTATCAGAATGAGAAGGTTCCCCGCCACCAGCTGAAATATCAGCGATTGCCTGATAAAGTTTATCAGTAGTATTCTTTACTGTGTCATATCTTGAGTACGTTGCAGCATTATCATATGCAGCAGTTAATGTACCTTCCTTCGATGTAGCAATAGCAGAAGTCTGAGCATATGTCAAACGACCATATCTATCTACTGTAAAGTTAGTTGTGTTAACTGTCTCATCACCTGTAGTTGCAGATAGTAAAGGTGTGTCTAGGTTACCTATAGGGTTATAGGTACCGACAATAACTGTAGTATCGGCAAGGTCGATGAATGGGTTAGATGACTGACCATTACCATTTTGTACAACAAGACGCTGGTTACCACCAGTAATTGTCCTACTAACAATAGTACCTTCTGCCTGTCTCGATAACAGACCAAAGGTGGTCATACTAGCGAGTGATGTTAGATCAGTATCTAATGGTTGTGCGTCAGCAATTCCATACGCACTTAAAGTGGTAGGGTTATTAGCATCAACAATACGACCACGAGAGTCAACTGTAACCTGACTGTATGTACCTTGTGCATCTAGATCATTAGCATCATAATGAGGTAGAGCGACAACATAGTTCAATTCAGCAGTAATGGTTAAGTTCGAGGATCCATCGAACGTACCACTACCCGACATATCACCACCTAGGGCAATAGATCGGGCGTTTGCTAGTCGTGTTGCGGTTGCTGCGTTACCTATAATAGAAGCGGTGATAGCACCTGCTTCAAAGTTACCGTCAGCATCTCTCTTTACTAGAGTATTTGCAGTGTTTGATTCCGTTTCTAATGGTCTCTCATATCTGAGAGAGTTCCATGAGGTAACACCATCTCCTATCTTCAGTCGAGAGGTATCTATTTCGATACCCAACTCACCCTGAGCTAGTATTGGGTTGACGTTAGCCCACTGCTGTGCACCGTCACGTCGTAATTGTAATCTATTTGCCATTTACTTTAAGGATCCTAGCACTGCATACAGTCTTACTGGTTTATTTATATCACTCAGCAGCAGTGGTAGTCTCCTCTTTAGTTTCTTCTTCCTCTGGGGGATTTAGATACTCTAGTGTCTCAATGGCACCAAGAAGTTTTAACGCTGTTGCTTCATTATCTTTAATCTTTTTTGATAACTGATTGTTCTCATTTATCAAATTTTGATATCTTTCTTTGAATTCTCCTACAAGTACTGCAGGATCTTTTGTTTCGGTCACGTCAGCTGGCATTTTTTCTCTCCACTAAATTTTGTAATAATGATTTAATATCACTTATATCTGATTTTAGTCCATCAACGTCATTTTGTAAAGCGTTGAAATCGTTTTCCTTCTTCTGTCTCTTGTTAAATGAAGCCATGTACTCATCATATTGAGTAGTGTTACAATTTACAATAGCATTTGAATCGGGATCACGAAACCAGCCATCGTGGCCGTCAACAGGGATCAGATCATCTTTGAAGACTTTTATGTGGTCTTCAGGATTTTGGGGCTTGACATCAGACATAATAATAATTATAATCAACCATGTAAGGGTTGGGGATGAGGTTCTAAGTAGCTAAGGCGATAGCACGTAGATCAGCAATCAGAGGCACACGTGCCTGATTCTTAGATCTCATAACAATCTTAACTTGGAAAGCATTGAAATTTAAACCTCGGACTTCGTACGCATAGTCCTTCCAGAGTGGCTCGTCAGAAGGAGTAGAGTCATATGCCTGTCCTTGAGAGTCATTAGAAGGTGCACCTACATAAGTCCAACCGACAGTATTAGGATCGGCAGTATCACCTTGCTTGAATGCACGATAGTATACTTTTATTTCAGTACTTGGATGTCTTGTGATCTGGAAGTCGATCTTCAAAGATCTGGCCTCAGAACCAAGGCGAGCGAGACGTGATAGATACACGGCATCGTTTTGATCACCTGTTGGTAGGACTGATACATCCATTGTCCTATCAATTTGACCCTGTTGTCCATAAGGAGCAGGACCGCCAGGCCACCAGTTGATTCGGTTGGTAGTTGTGATTAATGATAATCTATCCAAGTCAATACAAGGAGAGAATTTATCATCATCAGAAGTCAAAGTAAGTGCCATAGTCAATGACTTATTACCATCCAATCTATTTTGCTCATTGATCTTAGATGCAATCATTTGAGGACTTGTGAAAGAATTTTCCTCATTCAATACAATGTCAAGATATTGACCATTGTTAACGAAAGATGATTGATCACGAGCAGATGATGCACCTTCACCACCACCATCTCCAACAGAAGTAGCAGTAGTAGTATTAATACGAGCAGTTATCTCAGTATCTGGCAATACCATAGTAGATACGGTAGGTGTCAGAGTTTCAAACTGGACGTTTTGAGATGACCATACATCAGTACCACCACCTCTAATACCATTAGTTGCAACGTGCTCAACCTGTAACATGAATGTATCCAACCATGGACACTCAATAGTACTATGGACTTTATTGATTTCAGTTAGAGGTATACCATCTAGGTTGTAGCATTCAACAATTGATCCAGAAGGATGCTCTTCATCAGCAGTACCACTGTTACCTCTACCAGATGTAGCAACTGTAATTACTTGTCCGTTAGCAGAGATGTTGTTGTACTGGATGATCTCATCACCAATCTTAAGATAACCTGGATTTAGGTTATCGATTGCAGCACCACCAATAATCTGGTGGAATTGAGATGCATCAGAAACCTGTATAGACGTACCTGCTTGTGACAGTGTAGTTGTCAAGGTTGTTATAGGTACTTCAGATATTACACCCTCAATCTCTACGTTGTTGGTACGTTGATGCATACCATGGTTTCTACAAGAGATTGCGATTTCCTTATCATCAGAAGGATAGGAAGGAGTTGCTGTTGGATATGCAACGTAAGAGTCACCACTGTAACCAATACTTGTAATGGTAGCACTTGTGCCTCCTGGCTCTGATAACGTATCACTAGCATCGAATGCTTTAGTGATATAGTTTAGAGTCAATGTATTTGTACCTGCATTATAGTCTGTAACTATACCAGTAGCAGCAGATGTAGATCCACTAACTACGTTACCTACTTCAAACGTGCCGTTGTAGATAGCAGATAATACTATAGTTGATACTGACTGAGATGAAGCAAGACCTTGGAATGGGTCATTGTTAGCATCTAAGAAACCAGCTGCGAATGCACCATCTATATCAGTGATGGTTATCTTCTCTGGATCTGAGTTAGCATCAAATTCTTTAATGGTAGCAGATGCACCAGATGGACTCTGTGTGATTCTTGCACCAATAGTGAAGTTAAAGTTTTGACCAGCTGGCAGTGTTAATAACTGAGTTGGTTTCAAGGTTAATATAGGATTCTCAATAAGGTTGTGAATACCACCATTACCTTTACCTAACTCTGCGTTATTAAGTATTGCAGTACCTGATAATTCAGTAAACTTAGCACGATAGACAGTAAACTTCATGTCTTCATACTGGTCTGCTGTCCAAGTAGATGCGTTTTGTGACTTGAATAACACACCTGCATATGGCTGCTCAGATATTGTCCTAGTACCAGAGACATCAACGTCACCCATTCTGGAGATCCAGACTTGATATTCGTTAGAGTCAGATAGTAATACGAAACAATATTCAGTAGATGCCTTAATGTATACAGGAGATCTGAATGTGAAACGAGATGCAATCGCTGCATTGTCTGACAATTCAATTGAATCAGGTGTAATTGTTACGTCAGAGAAAGGAAGAATATCCTTAGTAGGATAACCATTCTCCATAGTCCTGATCTGCATAGAGATAGGAATGTTAGCATCCTTAGTCTTGAAGAATACATCAACACCAGTTAGGAATACACCACCCTCATCATCAACAATGAATGATTGAGCAAGAGGGTCATACCAACCAATCTGTCTGGTCTCAGTCCTAGTGGTGATAACCTGTCTAGTATCTGAAACGGTATCTTTAACTAATTCAGCATTTCTAACTGCAAGAATATTCTCTCTAACAGTCTTCAGTGTACCTTGTGCTGAGTATGTAGTATCAGCAGATGAATCTACTTCTCCACTCGCCTTACTATTTGTCGTTGACGTTGTGAATCGGAATGTCCTTGTACCTGTAGCCCAACGAGGGTTTGAATCGTTACCTGGGTTAGGAATAAAGAATGATCCTTTGAAACTTCCAACATTGTCTGTAAGTAAACGACGATCTTTAACAACTGCACGTGCACCAGATGTCTGTCCTACCAATACTTCTCCGACATTCATGTTGCCGTAATAGTTAGGGTTGACACTCTCGGATAAAGATGCAGTATCAATATTAATATAAGGTGTCTGCGATGCATATGACTCTGCTAGTGTTGCAGTACCCACTCCGTATGGGTCAGTCTTATATCCATCATTTGCAGGAGCAACCTTGAATCTACATCCTGAGATGCTACCAACTACAGTCTCACCTTCAACGAAAGGTGTTTCGTTGGTATTAGGATCAGCAGTAGATGACTTAACAATCTCAATAACTTTAGGTGTGATGTAAGTTGTTACGTTAACACCATCGAAGAATGCATAGATTCTTGTTCTTGGCTTCATTCTATCACTGTTGAATGAAACGTTACGAGATCTAATCCAAGGTATCGCTGTTTGAGATAACTGTGTATCTCCTAGAGATTTCTTATCAATCTTAGCAACAACACGAGTCTTAATACCCTGTCTTGCTTGGTTGTTAACAACCCTCCAAGTACGTCTTTCATGTACGAATAAAGGCTGTCTACCTTGTCCGTGACCCAATCTACCGAGTCTACGACCACCTGCACTGAATGATCCAGATCTGTTTCTAAACTGTGAGGTAGATTGTAATGATTCACCTGTCCAGTTAGTCTTCCATGATCCCCACTGAATAGGAGCGAATCCATTCTGGTCAACTTGTAAGTCTCTTGATACAGATGAGAAGTCACCTTCTACGTTTTCAACACGAGCTGGTAATCTCTTAATGTCAACCCAGTCATCAGATGCAGGAGTTAAGTCAATACGACCAATGAAAGTAAACACGTTAAATGGGTTTACATTCTCTACCCTAGATGCATATGGTTGAGTAATGATTGCTAAGTCTTCCCATGGTAGCAATGCCATGTTACCAATAGTCTTCACAATATTGGAAGACGCTGACATATTTAATTCAAGTGGTACGTTTGTTGTGTAGTGTGATGGTCTAAGGAATCCATTCTTGAAGTCGAGAGAGCATTTGTAGTCAACTGAGAAAACGTCACCAACGTTGTGATCGGTAAAGTCATCAACAACGTAACCATTCTTAAGACGGTCAAATCCGTTATCATCATAAGTTTTAGTATTTTCTGCTTGTGATTCTAGTAGAGATAGAGATGTGTAGTATTCTACGTGCTCTAGTCTTGTCTCAAGATCACCGATATCCTTCATGGTATATCGTCTGATAATCTCAGGACTGATTAGAATATCTCTTTCTACATCATATGTGTAAGGACGGTATTCAATCTGTGCTAATAGCATAGCATTAGCAATACCATCTGGGGGTGGTAGATCCTCTGAGGATACACCCTTAACTATCTTAAGTTTATTATCATGTGTCAAGTACAACTTGTCAGCACGAGGAAGATAGTATGAGTAGTCCATACGGATCTCAGTATTCACCTTCGGTATATCGAAGATGGTTGATCCTCCACTACCTCCAGAAGTATCAAACTGTCTTGCAGCAAAATCTAAAGATGCACAGTTAACATAGAAAGGTGCAGTAACTGTACCTGATCCAGATGCTAACTCACCTACGCCTGGACGGAAGTCTACTTGGTCTCTTAGGAAGTTAATAGATCCATCTAGTTTATAGGTTGGAATTTCTTTGTATGCTATACCAGTATATGACTGAGCAGAGAAGTAGTCTCCTGATGATTCATGGATGAAGTAATCAAAAATGATTAACATCTTACGAATAGGTGGAGTATACTGTGGATACCTACTGATCTTACACACATCATAGTAGTGTGCTTTCTGACCTGGATCTAAAGTAAACTGTGTAGTGATAACTTTACTACCTCTGAATACTGATCCTTCAGCGTCATCAACGAATGCTGATAGTGGTATTCCATCATCATCTACACCATCAACAGTCTCACCAGCTGCGAATGGAATTTCATTTAACTGGACATAGTATAGTCTTAAAGTAGAGTTGATAAACTGTATAACTCTACCACGTGCTCCAGATGTCTTACCTATGATAACCGTGCCGTTATCAAAGAAAGTTGACTCTGTTAATACAATATAAGGAGGTGATGCATCGCTATCATTCTCTGACTCATATACAGCATGTACTTTGTATACGTCATTCAATGCAAATGATATCTCTTCATCTTCAATACGTGTGCCATATAGGTTACCATATGCCAAACCATATTTTTGTTGATCGTTGTTAATACGAGTGCGGATAACTTTCAACGCTCTCATCTTAGCAGCAGTCTTAATCTTCTTACTGACGATATTCTTAGATACCAGTGCAGTTAGTTTGATAGTAGATACGTTAGCAAGACCATCAATAGTGATTGACTGTCTGTCAGCACCAAAGGTAACTGTCAAAGTACCAGCAGTGTTAAGAGCATCTATATCTAAGTTTTCTCCAACTGACCATGCAGATCCTGATTCAGCAATGATAGTTAGAATATAGTTTTCTTCATCAAGAGTAGCAAACTGCTCTGATTCAGGTAGTGAAACAGTAACACCACCAGATACAACAGTCTTATTAGTGAATGTCCTGAATACAAAGAATGATTCGTCAGAGATTGACTTCATTGATGTACGTGGACAGTCAATAGATAGCTCACCATTCTGGTAGTCTTTCTGGAAGATGAATGGTCTCATACGTGCTAGAGCACCTACTTCCCCATCATTAACAGTACCTTTCTTAGCACCTGCTTCTAGTAATGCATGTTGTTCTAGGTAATCAAAGATATATCCTGACGTACCAGTAGCAGCATTAACAGAAGTAGTGTTTATTGCTGTAACATCAACTGTCTGAATCCTTAAACTATTTTCACCTTCATCTGAAGTATTAGTTGGAGTAACTACATCGCCTGGACGTAGGTCTTGTGCAAACTTAGTCCTGAATCCTTCTAGTCTACTATTACCTGCTTGATCGATAGTAACAGTTGTACCTTCAATGATCCTAACATCATTCAACATTAAGTTAGCACCAAAGATAATAGCATTACCTGTGTTTCTACCAACTACATGTCTAGCATCAGTTAGGTTAAATGTATGTGCTGCTTCTAGTGTACCAACAACTCGGCCATCACGCTCGATAACCTCGCCATTTTGGAAGACCCCTGAGACTTGCTCTAGTCTACAGTTGGTACCTGAACCTTGCTCTGCAACGAAACCTGTTGCCTGAGATGACCTACCTTTGAGTAAATCACCCACCTGTACGTTGTTATTACCTGCTGCAAAGTTGATTGCAGTAAACATTTGAGCATCAAATATCCATAAATCCCAGACACCATTTATTGAAGTCTCTTGAATTTGGACTGTACGACACCTACCAATGAGTGTACCTGAAACAGTATTAGTAGTGTTTAATTGCCAATCATCATATATCTCTAGAGTTTGATATGCAGATGTAACACCTTCACCAGTTAGGTCGGGCCATCCATATACATCATAAACTTTTACATACTGTCCTAATCTGAATGGTAGAATAGTATTTTGTACTGAAGCGAAGTCTCTTGGTTTAGGAGCATCCACATATTGTGGTACCAAAAACTCTGTCCTATAACCTTTAACATATGCTCTACCTGGGCTAATCTCAAATGCAACTAGATCGTCTGATGCTAATTGTCCACCAGAGGTAGTTTCACCTGCACGGTATACACCGTTGTTAAATCCATCATCTAGACACTCTCTTGCTTTAACAGTAAAGGTGTCAATTACATAGTCGCCACTTTCCTCGAAGGTTCTTCTTGCGAGTGATCTTTCAAGCTCTGAATAAGCTGTGTGAGTAACAAACTGTTCAACTTTTGAGTTGTTGATACGAAGTAATTCAATGAAATTCTTATCGGTTTCATCATTGATTGGCTTCTTAGTGAGAGTAGTCTTAATTCTAAATCTGTGACCACCTGGAGCAGAATAGTTAGATGTACCTGCTGCGTTGTCATTAAGAGATGGGTCGTCTTCTGGTGTAACGATTGACTCACTGACTTCAAGTCCAACTCTGTAGGAAGGGTTATTATCATATTGATCTAAGATTAAGTAAGATGAAGGTATATCAACGAAATGACCTCTAATAAAGTAAACACCAGCGTTAATGTATGCAGTAGATGCTACCGCAGTTGCGTTGACTGGTAATAGTTGTCCAAATGGTGACCCTACTTCAATCAAAGTAGTTCCGAAGGTTATTTCATTTTCGGCCAATAGTTGCTCGTTGGGCTGAAAAGTCTTGAGGGTAGTGTCACTTGTGGTGTCACCTGACTCAACATACTTAACATACAGAGTTACATAACCTTTAGTAGACTCTGTAGAGGGGATAGAATATAGTACCTTTGCCTTAATACCTGTAGTAATACCCTCAATAATCTGTCCATTTAACTGGGTACGATACGTCTCAACGTCTACCCCTAGGAATGATTGTTGAAGAACAATTGCTTGTACTTGAAGGTCATAACCCACCTGACCTGGTATGACCATACTTCCTTCTTTAAAGAAGTGCTGTCCAACAGACTCCAACTGGTTTTGCAGTATGGACTGCATGGTCGTGAGCTCACGTGCCTGTATTGGATATCCTGGTCTAAAGAGGACTCTGTAAAAATTCTTGTCCTTATCAAAGTCATCAAAGTAAGGACTAATGTTTAAATTAGTATTCTGTGGCATGTCTTAGAACTCGATTACGATTTTGATGTCTTCAATTTGGTCTCCAGCACGAGTAATTGCTCCTCTGTTATCTATGTAGATAACATCACCTGAGTTAGGATCAACTTCTGCTTTTGCATATCCGTTGGTAAATGCCATACCTAGGTCATACTCAGCATTGTTAATAACCCTCGTGGAGGATCCAGAAACAATAGGGAAGTTAATATCTGGGTCAGCAGATGCACCTGAGATAGCACCCACAATTGGGTTACCACCTTCAAACTCAATTAAGTTACCAGTGAATTCAGGGAAGATACCATCAATTCTATTCTGGTAGTACTTGAGGACTTTAGTAGTTGCATTCCATGATATAACACGTCCTCTTGCCGTTACCTGTTGACCACCAACAGTACGAGACTGGGTTATAATCTCGTCAGTCTGGAAGTTTCCAGTAAACGTAGGTGCAAATATTGCAGCCTTTGTGGCACTTAATGTCAGGTCGGACGTTAATTCCTGTGTACCAAACTTGTTAGGATTAATTACCAAACCAATACGACGATAGTCGTTATCAGTTGGGAAGTCACCAGATCCTTCATCGTAGGTGAACTTAGTGTTGATCATCACACGGAAACCACCCAACTCAGTTGCAGGGGAAGCACCATGTCCTCCAGTAGGAGGTATAACAACCTCAACGCTACCACCAGTACCTGTTCCAGCACCAATACCGTTGACTTCATCGATGATTACTTTACCAAAGGTGTATCCAGATCCACCAGATGTAACAGTAGCAGAGGCAATACGACCACCATCTACAACAAGTGAAACTCTACCACCAACTCCGTCTCCTTTAATAGGCACGTTTTCATAGGTACCGTTGTTATAACCAGCACCAGATGATCCAATAACAATGGTATCAATCTCTCCACCGATAGCATCAGCAACAACAGCAGTGTCAAACAACACAGGCATGTACTCGTTGGAGAAGAATTTTAAGACCTGACCAACAGGGATCGTAAACATATACTTCCAACGGTAACCATCAGCAGTTGTGATAATTGAAGTGGAGGTGCCAGTAGGCTCAACAGTACTAGGTTTACCGTTAGGATCACTAGGACTGGTGCCGTTGTAAATGCATTTATAAACTTGGTAAGACGAGTTAACAACGTAGAAATCAGCGTCGTAAAGTTTAGTCGCACCCGATGATGCAGTTTTAGTCGAGGAGTAATCATGACGATACATATCATAAACATATCCCAAGCCACCAGTGGTTTGCTCAGGGGGAATCCAGTCAGTACGACGGATAACCTGAATGGTGTCATTTGCTAACACCCTCTTCAGGGAGATCATATCCGAATAGTCATCGGAAAATTCTTGGAATGAATCTACTGGGTCTGGAGGTGCGTTTTCGTTATCCCATGGTTGGGGTCTACCGATAAACACATAAAGGCGATCCCGACTAGTACCCGCTTCCAGGTCAGACTGAGTAGGATTTGGCCCTTCAAGTGCCTTCCTGAACCTTTCGGCAGTAAATATTCTAAATTGGTCGGTAAGTAATGCCATTACTATACAATTGCCTTCTTTTTATTTATGTGGGTTATTCACCCTCGTTTCGGGAGAATGTATTATATTCAACAGCTTTGATGTTGGCTAATGCTCCAGAGACATTACCTCTAAGCACTTCACCTACATTAAACTTATAAGTGTCACCGCTATTAACTAGACTCTTAACATCAATAGTGTATTGATTTGACTTTGGTCCAGATACTCTACTAACAGACGTACACTTAACACCAGTTGTAACACCTTCTAACTCTTCTGCACCATTGCCTGCTTCGACATAGTGAAGATTTTGTGTAGTATATTCTATTATAATAGATGCAGTCGATGTATGAGTATCACCGTCGCCAAGTTGACCAGCAGACTGCACAGTTGCAACTAATGCATTCTGACTACCGTCATATATCTGATCACCAATCTGTAATAGAGTGGTGTTTTGTCCACCAAGTGTTTCCTCTATACCATATTTAGACGATGCGATACCACCATCTAGATTAATCTGGTTTTCAAAGTCTGTACCTGTGTTAACAAGGTCAATAATACCATCACCAAATCTTTGTATACCTTCACTATCAGTATACTCTTCATCATCATCCTCAAATGCTCTATTAAGAATAAGACCTAGTGGTACAGTGAAAGTAACAATGTCACTTCCTTCTACTTCAACTAAGACGTGAGGCTCAATACCTGTACCTGATGATCCAGAAGTACCACCAACAAATGCTATATTCTTTGCCTTCTCATTTGATCTACCACCATCAATAAACGCTAGTTCATCAACCTCGAAGGTTAAATAGAGTGCTCTCTGGACAGGATCCCAGTCATATACTATAGCAACTCGGTTGTTAGATGACTCTTCAACCCTTCTTACTTTATCAGTAACACTGAAACTATAAGCAGTTAATCCAGTATCAGGGTTGTCCTGTAGATTATCAAGTATGACCTTCTGATCGAAACGGAAATTAATACCTCTATCACATCCAGTGAATGCGTCATATAAGGCACCATCTATACCTGCTTCAGTCTTACCTGTATATCTAACTAACTCTCTACCCAGTAGAATTTTACCTGAACCTGGGAAAGGTGCAGTAGTTTCAACTGGTATTTCTGTTTGACTTGAAGTTAAATCAGTTGTAATACCTGTAAGGTTGTATGTAACTGCATTTAACGACTGTCTAACTCTTGCTTCTCTAATAAGGTTAGTATCCCTAGTAAAGATAATCTCAGGAGGCGTACTATATCCACCGCCACCTGCCAAGAGGTTAATGCTTGTAATCTGTCCGAGGTTAATATACGCTTCGGCCGTTGCACCCGATCCACCGCCTTTTATTATCTGTATAAGAGGAGGATCCTCGAAGAATTCACCTTGATTTGTTAAGGTAATAGATGTAACCTGACCGAATGGATTAACAGCAGCAACACCAGTTGCACCCTGTCCTCCACCACCTGAAATAATAAGGTTAACGTCTTCCTCAGTATAGTTTCTACCCTGCTCTTCAATAGAAAGACCAGTTATCAATCCTGTGATTGGTACCAATTCAGCACCAGATCCACCACCACCTTCAATGCGAGCAGTAGCATCAAAATAACCATCACCAGGTGTGGTCATCTGAATGAAATCAATACTACCGTCTTCTTTAAGGAAGACTATACCATCTGCATGATTATCAGATGCATCATCTTCAACTACTAATGTTAATGGGTTATATCCTTCACCAGGATCTAACACTTCCACAGCAGTAATCTCTCCAGCACTACCTTCTATTACAGGTCTTAGTACAGCATCACGAATAGGCGTACCACAATTCGTAATACGAAGTCTTGGAGGGTCATTAGGGTCATATCCACTCCCAGGATTAGTCACATAGACATCTCTCACCCCTGATATACTATTAAATACAGGGAAGATTTGTGCACCAGAGCCAGGGACTGTTCTTGTCATATTATACGATTGTTATATTACCAACCATTGAAGGATGGAGTGTGCATTGATAAACATATGTTGTGCCAGCAGCAACGTTTTGAGGCACAGTATAATATTGGACTCCTGTAGTAGATCCAGTAACACCTACATTTAAAGCAGCACCACCTGCTGACTGTCTTAATTCAAATGGGTGTGCTACACCAGAAGTGTTGTTAAATCTGTATGTGAATCCTCTATAAACATAGATTGTTGGATTATTTGCTGATGAATCCATACCACCACCTGAGAATTGATAATCATTCATGGTAGGTGCAGTAATATTGAAACCAACTGTAGGACTCTCTACAGGATCCCATGAAGTACCATTGAATATAATATTATCATTATTGGATGCACTTCCAGAAAGATAAAGATCTGCGTTTAGGGTTATCGTATCTGCTGTTGCAGCAGTTGTAACTCCATTACCACCCGCTACGGTTAATGTAGTAGTTGCACTTCCAGCAGCAGTTGTACCAGAGTCACCAGCGATTGTTTGGAATATATTCTGTGATACGTTTGGAGCATCATTAGTGATTGTAAGGTTGTCTCCTGATATAGCAGTGCTTATACCAGTGCCACCAAGTAAATTAATAGTAGCAGTAGCAGCATTTGCTGTTTTATTTCCTGAATCACTTCCAATAACACCATAGGCATTTTGGTTTAGGTCACCAAGGGTGCCTGTCATGTTTATTGTGAGGGTGTCTCCGACGATTGCAGTCGAGATTTCAGTGCCTCCCGCAACTGTAAGAACATCAGTAGGAGCACTAGCAGTAGTACTGCCAGTGTCAGCAGTGATTCCTTCAAAAAGGTTTTGAGTCGTTCCACCGCCTCCACCAGATCCTGCCTCATCGTTTTTAGGCTCCCAAGCAAGATTAGAAGCGGACCATTTAAGTACTTGACCATCACTCGGACCTCCACCGACTGTCATATCTACGTCATCAAGCATCCCTACACTACATGTCGTGTCTATTATCTTAGTCCACGCTGTATTAGTTGCATAGTATGCAGCAGCCTCATCGATAACAACACCAAACATTCCTTTATGATCAGTAAATGCTGGTAAATCACCAGATGTTGCAAAGTCATTAGACCATTTTAGTTTACCATCAGCACCATCAATATAGGTAAGTGCCGATCCAGTGTTTGCTGCCCAGAATTTGATATCACCACTACCGTTAGGTTGTACAACTATGTCACCGTTGTTAGATGATATGATTTTCTGTCCAGATACATCTACATCAGCTGTAAATGCAGCGAAATGACTCTCAGCAAACTGAGCACCATTCCATATTAGAGTTTGTCCATTCGTAGGAGCACCTACGTTGACTTGAAGATTGGTATCGTTACCTAGATTGGTGTAAATTTCATCAATGACTTGATTCAATTTGATAGCACCATCTCTCAGACTGTCGCCTGTGCCGTCATTGGCGGTAGTACCAATACTGAGTGTTTGTTTAGCCATTTGAATACTTGATTACAGGATTATTTAGGTACCATCATAAGATTGTAAGGTAGAATCCATAGTAGATGCTGTACTATCGAATCTATTATCAGTGCTTCCACCATCACCAGCACCAGTTACTGTCAATATTGCTGCTTGTGAATCTAATGGTGAGTTAGAAGCAGGTACTGGTGCACCATTTGGACCAGTTATACGACATCTAAAGCGATACCCTGTCATATAGGGTAATGCAGTTAGAGAATAGGTGTCTGTAGTAGCACCAGTGATCACAGCGAATGCGAAACCACCGTCTGTAGATCTATACCACTGATATGATACAGGTCCGTCCTCTGGTATTACCAACTTCTGTATGTTGAAGGTAGCAGTTTGACCAGAATTGATAGTAACATTCTGTGGTTGTAATGTAAATTGTAAAGTTGGAGGTATTGGAGGGTCTCCACCGTCTCCACCATCACCACCACTGGATACAGGTGAAACAGTATATCCAGTATCAATAGTTTCTCTAGTAGTATTGCCAATAATATAAGGGAATTTTGTTATATTATTGTCATCTGGGTCTACTGTTAGGAAATATGCGTACGTTCCAGTGGGATATTCAGGTGTAAAGCAATATCTACCGTTATGAATATCTAAATCTCCACTACCTTCCACATATTCATAGTCTTCCATGAGTGCACCAGCAGGAGGATTGTCAGAATCCGTGCCATAATCAGGTCTACCAGGTGCTTCTTGGTCTCTTACACCATATTGAGTCCTCATTGTACGAGTACCACTCAAATTATCGAATGGACTACTATATCCAAAAGGACCATAGATGGGAAATCCGTCAAAACATATGCCAATTATCTTAGAATGACCGTCAGGATGACGAATATTATTACCATTAAACTGTGTATTACCGTAATAATCGTTATAACTTGCCATTGTTGAATTAGTTTTCCAACAATCTAAGAAATGTGGGTCATGATAATGGTATTCGCCTGACTGTGTAGGATGTCCACCACAATCATCTTCTCCAGAATCAACAAAAGGGGCATCTCCAGCAGCAACCCAACTGAATCCAGCAGGTGGATTTAATCCAGTACCAGCAGACGGGTTAAAAATAGCAACTCCATTACCAGCAACTCCTATGTTCCCCAGTGGCGTGGCACCTCTACCATTTCTACTATCCCAATACTCATATGTACCATTAACAGGAGTAATCTCCTGAGTATCCATGATTAAATCTATTCTATCATCTGCTGCTAACCAGAACTCACCAGAGATAGAAGTAAACTCAGTACCTTTATAAAGATATCTTAAGTGCAACCCATCACTAAACTTAAACATTACATGGTCACCAGCAACAATATTACCACCAGTAAAGATAGTAAGATCAGTTACTGATAATGCTATTGAACGAATGAATCCGTCATGTGTATACACATTGGAATCGAATGTCCTAGAGGTACCGAACGTACCGCCTCTATACAAGAAATCGTGATCAAAATCTTGCTCAGTAGGTACATTAGGGTTATTATCGTTAGGAAATGTACCATGTGCCACTGGCGTTGGTAATCCATTGGATGCCACCGTAAGTATTTTAGTACCTTGGTTATAGGTTGCTGTTGCGCTCATTGAGTTATTTAGATGTCATCAAAGATTTGTGTTGGTAAGAAGTTGCTTAGGATTGTAGCACCAGTCTGGACGCTCAATATCGCAGATAGTGAGTAAACTGGAGTTGCTCCAGATGCAGTGATCGCAACACGATATTCGTCACTGTCATCAGCTTGTGTTGTATTTGGAGTGTTGTATGTTGACTGGTTAGCACCAATGATGTTGCTCCATGTTTGTGTACCATACTCCTTCTTCTGCCACTGATAATTCATTGTCTGATCGTTAGTTACGGTAGAGACAACTGTGAATGCAGCAGAGTAACCTTGGTTAACAGTTACGTTAACTGGGTCTGTAGTGATAGCGATTGTGCCAGCTTCAATATCTCCAGCACCACCTGTGTATTCAGATCCTTCGCCAGCGAGTACGTCAAATCCACCGTTAATTGGAGATCCTTCTGGAGTTGTGAAACTATCAGGTACTTCATTGTCTATAGTAACGTTTGGTAATGCATATCCAATACCAGCAGTCTTAACATCAATTCTAGTAACACCCATCAATGCCTTGATGCGAGCATCAAATCCAGAGGAGGAGATAACATCAACGTTAGGACGTGAAACGTAACCATCACCAGAATTGGTTAGGTTAGCATTTGTAATCTGTCCAGAAGTGATAGCAGCAATAGCAGCAGCGTTTCTACCCTTAACAGATCCAGTGTACTCGAATGTGATTAGTGAGTTTGAAGACTCAATTAGAGCAACCTCACGAGCAAATTCTTCACCGTCTATTTCAAGTTTGTCACCAGCTTCGATTGGTGGTACAACTGTTGCTGCGATAACGTCTGCGTCAGATCCAATGTATGAGAAACCAACGAAAGTTGATCCCGCACGTGGAACTTCAGCGAAGATTAATCGTGAACCAACAATCTCATATGCGAGTCCAGGTTCCTGTATAACACCGTTAAGTGATACGATAATATTATTCTCAGGACGGATAACGTTAGATGAAACACCTTCAGTTAGAGTCAAGGAGTAGAATAATCCAGATCTCTTAAGGTTGAAGGAAGATCTCAATGAGTCAAACTCATAACTGATATCATCTAATTGACGTAACTTACCAACATAGTAACCAACGAATTGTGATCCAATTACAGGTGCCTCAGCAAACTGAATCTTATCAGAGAATGCAACGTAAGAGTTATTACCACCAGGAGGCTGTAGGATACCATTAACAAATGTTAATATGTGTCCAGCAGGGTCTGGGAAGTATGCTTCACCATTAGAGATAGTTAAATCAAACTGTGTCTGACTACCATCAAATCCTCTGAAGTATCTGTCAACTCTACCCTCAAGTGTGCGAGCAGAAGAAATAGCACCACCCCATCCGAAGTCAGATATAACTGACATATTATCAACGAATAAACCAGATGCGTCTTCTACCCAGATCTCAGCAGTAATACCAACTTGCTCGATTGATACGACTTTAGCGTATGATGAGTAAGTTGTTGTAGTTACGTTAGTAACATTAGCATATATGCTTGGGAAGTTAGATCCAAGATCAATCTTACCAATGTTATTTGTGCCTTGTGTTACAGCATCAATTGTCTCACCTGTGCCTACTGGAATTACGTTACCAACCCAGAGTTTGTGTATGCCATAATTAGGATCTGTATTCTCAAGTTCTAAACCATTAATGTAATTAGTTACAGTTGCTTTGAATCCTGGATTCTTCTCAGTTGTACCTTGTAGGAGTGATACTTCATCACCAACACGGAATGTATCATTAGTACCGATATCAACGATTGCAACTCCAAGATCTAATTCATAGACCGCAGTACCATGTATGTACTGGTTAAGTTGAATCTGTGTACCACTTATACCCTTAACTGAAAGGATGTATGAAGTAACACTACCGTAGATAACATCGCCAGGTACCCACTGAGCATCGATTGTTTCAACATCAATTGTGATACGACCACCAGTATTACCTGTTAGTGATCCAGACTTATTAACATATTCATCAATATATCCTTCAGTATTAGATTCTTTAGAGAAGAACCAATCGCCTGCTGCAAATGCACCCATAGAAACATTAAGTAAGAATCTATCAGTTGGAATACCAGCAGTACCTGTAGCACCAGTTGTCTGACCTTCTAATACATCATTTTGATTAATAGTACCAGCGATAGTTTGTAGTTTAACTAATGATGTACCATCAGTAGACCTCTCAGTCTGCATTACGAAACCAGTATTTGATCCAGCACCTTGTACTTGAACTGTCTCACCATTTGCAAAGATCTCATACTCACCACCCTGTGTTGTTGACATTCCAGTGATAGGATAATGTGTATACAACTTACGGATACTTGCTTCGTTATTTTGTATTCTTCCTATCTCAGACTCAGCACCTGAAACACTACCGTAGATAACGTCAGCAGGATTGAATCCACCTTGGATTGGTGTATCTGAAGGATCAATTGCATATACTGGAGCATTACGTGTAATACCACTTCTCTGTACAACTGCCATGATTTGTGATCCATCGTTAGAGGTATCTACCTGTAAGATTCTAAATCTTCCATCATGGATGTAAGAAGCACCAATTTCAAACCACTCAGCAGTAGCAGTCAAGCAATAGAAGTAAGGTTGATTTGTCAATCCAGATAATGATGTATCAGATGCAGGAATGTAACTTAGTACGTCACCACGTCTGAAGTTGTTAGCACGGTTAATTCTAATTCTATACTCAGCACGATCAAATCCAACTTCAACTTCAGGAGTTAGTGTAACCAATGCAGGGTCAGTATTGTAATCCCAACCTACCTCATACTTGGTAACTCTGTTAATAGCATCAGTAGATGCAACGAATGTAACTCTTGCTTCTGTTGGGAAGGATGATCTTTCTAGAGCAAACTCAATTGGGTTAAGTGAAGAGTCAATTATAAACTCAACTGCTTCCTGATTCCACTCAAGTCTTTCAGCTGGTTGCCATACATCATAGTTATCCCAAACACTATCAGTACCAACAAGATACATGATACTCTTAATGTATTCTCTACATCTTGTTAGAGCGAATAGAATCTGAGATCTAACAACATCTTGGAATGCAATAAAGTTACCTTCACCATCAAACCAATCTTGTGTCATTGCAAATGCACCAGCATTACCACCTGTAATCAAGTCATAACGGACTGCCTTGAGGACATCATTACAGAAGTCAATAGTTAAGTTAGTAGATGGGTAACTTGCTTGTGTATCAGAGAATGCTCTTCCAGAAATTGCTTGCTGATTGAAGAGAATCATGTTAGCTATAATCTTATTATTATATGTGCCAGCACCAAGAGTGGTTGACATACTATCGAATAATGTATCGATAGCAGACTGGACATTGTAACATGTACCTGACTGATAGTTACTATTAGTATATGCAGATGGGAATGTCTTAGTTACACTATTAACAAGATAGTTTTGATTATTATTTTGTGCCTGAGATATAGTGTTGATGTATATGTCAGCAATTGTATTAATTGCAGAAGCAGTTTCATTACATGTGCCAACCCAGTTACCATTAGAATCTTGACCACCACCAGATGTATCGTATGTAATTGTTAGATCTCTAGCAACTACATCAGGAGTGTACTTGACAGGCCATACAGTTGGTAGGGTGTAAGATCTTCCAGCAATAGTATTAGGACTACTGAATGCATCAGTTGCGAAAGTAACAAGAGTAGTAAGCTCGTTTTCTACGTTGAGAGATTCATTGCCATTATATGCAGGATCAACTAGACGTGATCTATAGTAATCTAGATCAGATCTTGTAGGCCACGCCCATGACTTAACATGTTGGACTGGTAATTTCTGTCCATCAGCATAGTCTGTAACACGTGGATATGTGTGGTTAGTCTGGTTGCTATCCTGTGAGCATGTAAAGGTTAGTGAATTACTATCAATGATAACAGCATCATCAGTACCAAGACTATGACCTGCGACAGTTAGAGTTAACTGACCACTTGTAGGCTCATAGTATGCGTCTGTAGGTGTTAACTGAGTACCATCATTAGCAACAGTAATACAGTTAGAAGCAGCAGATACAAATGTATGTCTGTAATTACCACCCTGAACCAGAGCACCAGCATTAGCACTTACAAATGTGTGCTGATATGTATTTCCAGCTGGTGACTTACCAACGTTAATTGTAATAGTACCGTCTTGTTTCTTAAGACCTTCCTTCTTAGCAGATACAAATGAATGAGTACCAAGGAATGAGGAAGGAATCATATTGAATCCTAATACACCAACATCAAATTTGGTTGTAGATACATTGTGTACTGGTAACCATTGATTGCTTGCATGGTCAGTAGGTCTTGGATATGTATGAGGAGTTTCATCCTTATCAAGATCACATGTAAATGATAATGAGAAGTCATCAAACATTACATAATCATTTGCCTTAACAACTCCATTAGTATCAGCAGATACGAATGTATGTCTGTAACTACCACCACCTATAACAGCACCAGCTAGAGCACTTACAAATGTGTGGTCATACATGTCAGCAGTTGTTTGTGCAACTTCAACATCAACAGTAATCTTACCAGATTGTCTGTGAAGACCATTATGCTTCGCATCAGCAAATGTATGTGTATAGTTACCACCAACAGTAACACCGTTTGTGAGAGCAGAATTGAATGTATGAGTATACTCACCACCGATAGTAACAATAGATCTTTGGACGTTAGATGCGTTAGAAGAAACGAATGTATGTACTGTTGTATTTGTAGAAGGTATATCTGTTAATACTTGGACATCAAAGAGGTCACAATTAACATTAGAAATCTTCAACCATCTTCCACTTGAAGGATCTGAAGATCTAGGATATGAATGGTTAGTAACATTGTTATCCTTCTTACATGTGAATGTTAATGAATTATCTGCAATCTTAACGTACTCACCATTAATGAATCCGTTACCAACCATGATACCATTTGCAGTAGAAGACTGGAATACATGAGTAGTAGTGTCAGTGATAGCACCTTGACCACCATTAACGTTAACCGTAATTGTTCCACCAGCTTGGTCTACAGCAGTGATATCTAACTCATTATTGTATGCATAGTCAGCACCATCTGTTGTAAGAGCACCAGCAGCACGAGGATATGTCTTAGTAGTTACGTTTCCGTCTCCACCATAATCACATGTAAATGTTAGAGAGTTAGGTAACAATCTAATAGTATCATCAGTGGTTAAAGTGTGAGCACCGATTGTTAATTCTAAAGTACCAGATGTTGGGTTGTATGCTGCACCTGAAGCAGTCTTCTTCTCTCTAGGTACAGAGAGTGTCATAAATCCACTAGCAGGATTGTATGATGCAGTCTCTGTGGAGTATGTGTTATTAGCGTTTTGGAATGCGTGAGTTGTGGTGTTAGAAGATGTACCAACATCAACTGTGATACCATCAGCAGTAACAGCAGTAATCTCAACTCTATTATTGTATGCAGGGTCATTACCTGAAGCACCACCCCATCCTGTAGGACGTGGATACCAGTGATCAGAATTTTGTGAGTCTTGATCACAACGGAAGACCATTGATTTGTTTGCAATCTTAACGTAATTACCAACCTTAAGTTGATGGGTACCGATGGTCATTGTTAGAAGACCAGTACCAGGTACGTAAGATGCACCACTTACTCCATAACCAGTAGCATGAGATTCTCCAACATCAAGTTTGATTGTTGTATTCTCTCTCATCAAACCATTATTTTCAGCACTTACAAATGCGTGAGTATAAGATCCACCACCCTTAACAACACCTCTAATAATTGCACCTGTCTCAGCAGATGTGAAGTTATGAGTTGTAGTATTAGATGATGTACCAACGTTAACTGAGAAAGAGTTAGCATCTATGTAAGTAACAGTTAACCATGCATTGTTAGATGCAGGATCCTGTTTTCTAGGATATGCGTGGTCACTTCCGAAACTATCTTGCTGACATCTGAATACGATAGACTCATCCTTAATCTGGATCTTGTCTCCATTAGCAAATGGATGACCAGCAATTGTTAATACTAGGAGTCCACTACCAGGTGTGAATGTTGCACCTGTAGGTGTGAATGCATTAACAGATCTTACAAATGTATGCTGAGAAGTATTAGAAGAAATACCAACGTTAACTACTACACTATCAGCAGTAACAGATTGTATTGGAATAGAAGTATCATAATATGGATCATCAGCAGTAGCATTTCCTTGACCGTTTGCACGAGGATAGAAGTGCTCAGTTGCATTATCATCTAAGAGACACTTGAATACTAATGACTGATTCTCAATCCATAATGCTTCATGTGCAACCTTAAGTCCATTAGGAGCAGCAGTGTTAAATGTATGAGCATAACCACCACCAGAAATTACAGCACCAGCAGAAGTACCACCAGCCCAGATGTGTGCTGTTTCGTCAGTGATTGCTCCCTGATTTCCGTTAACATTAACTGTAATTGTTGTACCAGTCTTAGCAGTAATTGGTATAGCAGTATCATATACATAATCCTTACCATTTCCAGTAGAAGCACCAGATGATCTTGGATATGTCTTCTGAGTTGTGTTACCATCACCATTGAAATCACAAGTGAATGTTAATGAATTAGGTTTAATCTTAATACTATCACCAATATCTAATGAATGAGATCCAATGGTAAGTTCCATGTTACCTGATGTTGGATTGTAATTAGCATTAGTTACGTTATGTGTAGACTGAGGTGAAGTACCTACATTAACCTCAAATGTATCATGAGTGATATTACTAATAGGCATCCACTGATTAAACTGAGGATCGGTAGTCCTAGGATAAGTCTTAACAGATGTATTTCCATCCATTCCACAAGTGAATGATATTGAATCTTGACCAATCTTAACTCTGTCACCGATAGTAAATCCATGAGAAGGTATTGTGACTGTCAACTTACCTGATATAGGATCATAACCAGCATCAGTAATAGTATGAGTGGATCCACCTTTATAACCATGTGGTCCAATCTTCAGTGTCATATCACCTGTAGTAGGCTCATATGTTGCATCAGAAACAAGATAATTTGCACGAGATGTCTTACCAACTTGAATATTCAAATTGTTACCAGAAACACCAGAAACTTCTAACCACTTATCATATGATGGGTCGATTCCCTTACGAGGATAAGAGTGATTAGTTGCATTGCCATCCATATCACAAGTCATTACAAGTGAGTTTGGCTTCAACTTAATTCTATTACCATTACTGAATGGGTTATTCAATACAGTTAGTGTTAATACACCAGTCTCAGCATTATATGCTGCACCAGATGCTGTGTACTCTGCATGTCCTACATCTTTAATTTCTATAGAATGATCGTATGCTCTATCTCTCTTATGAGTTACACCACCACCGACAGCAGAAACAAATGTATGAGAGAATGATCCACCCTTTCTAATTGTACCTCTTAAGATTGAGTTAACCTTAGCAGTTACAAATGTATGTGTGTCTGTATTTGTAGAAGGTACCTTATCAAGTACTTGAACTCTGAATGTGTCTTGTGTTACATTAGAAATAGTTAACCACTTATTGCTTGCAGGATCACCATGTCTAGGATAAGCATGCTCACTTGCATGGTCATCTTTAGCACATGTGAAGATCAATGCATTATCTTCTATCAATACTTGCTCACCATCTAACATTCCATGATCAGGAATTGTGATGGTCATAACACCAGATGCACCACTATAAGTTACATTGGTTGGTGTCTTACCTACAGCAGGTTTGAAGATATGAGCATGATTAGAATCAGTTCCAGGTGATGGGTTAACATTAACTGTTATAGTACTATCATCAACAGCAGTAACATTAATAGCGTTACGGAATGCAGGGTCATTAGCAGTTGCTCCACCTACACCATTTGCTCTTGGATATGTGTGATCAGATGAATGACTATCTAAGTTACAAGTAAACATCATTGAGTACTCATTAATATAGATGCTATCGTTAACTTCTATACCATGATCAGGACCAACAGTGATTACCATATTACCATTAGACTGATTATATTCTACATTCTGAGGATCGAAACTTCTAAACTCAGACTTACCAACAAAGATGTCAAGAGTATTATCAGTTACATTTTCTACAGGCTTCCACTTACCACTGATAGGATCAGAAGATCTTGGATATGTCTTAGCTGATGTATTACCATCCATTGTGCAATTCAATGACAATGCATTGTCTGCAATCTTAATAAGAGATCCATTATCTAATCCATGATTAGTAATAGTAAGAGTTAGATAACCTGTATTACCATTAAAGTCTGCACCTGTAGGAGTGAATGAATCAATAGTTGTCCTTGGATAAGCATGTTGAGATCCATTTTGATCCATGTCACAAGTAAATGTAACTGCACCATCAGCAAGTTTAACGTGCTGACCTTGCTTCAAGGAATGACTACCAATATTCAACTCAAGCATACCTGTGTAAGGATCATAAGAAGCATCAGTAGGTGTGAATTGTGCAGCAGAAGTTGTACCAACATTAACTTCAAATGCATCTTGAGTTACATTGGATATCTGTACCCACTTACCACTGATAGGATCTGTACCTCTTGGGTATGCATGGTCAGATGAATTGTCATCCATTGTGCAATTCATATGTAAAGCATAATCATCTAACTTGATGAAGTCACCGTTAGAGAATCCATGCTTAACAACTGTCATTGCTAATACACCTGAAGATGGAGTATAAGTTGCAGCAGTTGGAGTATGTCTTGTTACACCGTCATCAATAATTCTTAGTGAATTGTTGTATGCTGGATCAGTAATTCTAGGATATGAGTGCTCAGTAGAGTTACCATCCTTAGAGCATGTGAATGTTAAACCATCAGCAGCAATCTTAATACTATCATTACCCTTCATCATTGTTGCAACAGTAATACTCTTAGGTACTGCTGATACAAATGAGTGAGTAGAAGTATTAGAAGAAGGTATATTGAATAATACTTGTACGTCAAATGTGTCTTCAGTGACGTTACTTACCTTCATCCATTCATCACTATATGGATCATTCTTTCTAGGATAAGAGTGATTAGTTTGGTTACTATCCTGTGTGCAGGTCATAGTAACAAATCCATCTTGTACCTTAATTCTTCCACCATTTTGTAGACCATGCTTCGCAGAAGTTATGGTCATAACACCTGTTGTTGGATTGTATGCAACATTGGTTGGTGTTAGTTGTGCAGGAGCAACAAACTTATGACTGTAGTTACCACCAGTTACAACTTGTGCTCTAGTAACACCATTAGGAGTAGCAGACTCAAACTGGTGTAATGTTGTGTTTGTAGATGGAATATTCTCAAGTACTTGGACATCAAATGTATCATCTGTGCAATTAGAAATTGTTATCCACTTACCACTTACAGGGTCACTACTTCTTGGATAAGAATGAGGACTACCTAGACTATCTTGTAAGCATCTGAATGTTAAAGAGTTATTGTTAATCTTGATGCTCTCTCCATCATGGAATCCATGATTAGGAATAGTAAGAGTCATCATACCTGTTGCAGGTAGATAGTTAGCATTGGTTACAGTATAAGTCTCAGTACCAGGAATGAAGGTATGAGCATACTGACCACCAGCAACTAATGCACCACTTACTGCACTCTGGAATGAATGAGTTGTTGGGTTAGTAATTTGTCCATTACCAACATCAAGTGTAACAGTACCAGTTTGTCTGTGTAATGAATTAGTATCAACAGAAACGAATTGATGATCGTATACATCATTAATAGCAGACTTACCAACTTGGACAGAGAATCCAGTAGTACTTACATTACGGATTGGTAACCACTGTCTGTATGTTGGGTCAGATCTTCTTGGATAAGTATGATCTGATTGATTGTTATCTTTACTGCAAGTAAATGTAATTGCATTCTCATCAAATCTTACAAAATCACGTGCATGATAAATTGCACCAGTTTCAATGACTGTACAATTGTGAGTTGTAGTATTAGAGATAGGTGAGTCACCATAAAGATTACCAACTTGTAGATCGAATGTATTACTACCGATATTAAATGCTTTTAACCACTTACCAGAAACAGGATCAGAAGGTCTTGGATATCTGTGATCAGATGCTTGACTATCTTTATCACATCTAAATGTAAAGACGCTATCTCTGATCATCAGCATGTCACCATTCTTCACAGTGTGACCATTCTTAGTTAACCTTAATATACCTGTAGTAGGATAGAAGGTGCACATTGTAGGTGTAATCTCATTAGGTCCTAAGAAAGTATTAGCAACCGTAATCTGCATACTACCCTCAGTTGGGTTGTATGAAATAGTAGAAGGTGTATGATCTGTTTCACCAATTTCCCATACAGGAATGTTAGTATCGTAGAAGTGATCCTTCTTATGAGTTATGCAATTGTTAGTAGCAGATAAGAAAGCATGAGCTGTAACATGAGTAGAAGGTATTACGTCAAGTACTTCAACTACGAAAGTATTAGCAGTTGTATCTTGTATCTGACACCACTTACCAGCAACAGGGTCTGTTGCTCTTGGATATAGGTGAGCAGAAACTACAACACCAGTTACACATTCTATATTCTCATCACCAGGTCTAAAGGTATGAGTACTTGTATCTGTAATAGCACCTTGTCCACCATTAAAGTTAACAAATACACTGTCAGCAGATACTGAATTTATTGGTAGATATGCATCATATGCATAGTCCTTACCATTTGAAGTTGCAGCACCTGTTGCACGAGGATATTTCTTCTCAGTTACATTACCATCACCATTAAAGTCACATGTGAATACTAGAGACTCAGGTGTAATCATAATCATATCATTAGTTGTTAAACCATGATATTGACCAATAGTTATTTCTGCTACACCTGTTGTTGGGTTGTAATCTATAGCAGTAGGTGTATGTCTTGTGATATCTTTCTTACAACTGAATGATAGAGACTCATCAGCAATCTTCACATATGAGTATGGTAAGAATCCATGATTATCAACATGGAATGTAAGCTGACCAGTATTAGGATCATATCCAACATGAGATGGAGTATGTGTAGTAACAGCAGATCTAGGATATGTGTGGTTACTTGAATTGCCATCAGCAGCACATCTGAATGTTAATCCATTATCCTTAATTCTTACACTATCACCAGCATGTCTAACACAGTTAGTTACAGATGTTGAATAGGTGTGATCGTAGATTCCACCAGTTACAATAGCTGCTCTATGGACACAATTTGGAGAAGCACCAATAAAGGTGTGTAGAGTTGTATTACTCTGAGGGATATCTGTTAGTACTTGGACATCAAAACTTTGTGAGGTTACGTTACTAACTTCAAACCAATTTCCTGAGAATGGATCAGAAGGTCTTGGATAAGTATGTTTTGTTGTATGTACATCCAATGCACAAGTGAATGTTAATGAATTGTTATCAATCTTGATCTTATCTCCATTTTCAAATCCATGACCATCAATGGTTAGATTAAGAATACCTGTTACTGGGTTGTATACAGCACTTGTTGGAGTGTATCCTACATGTGGTATAAAGGTATGATCTGTAGTATCAGAAGATTGACCAACATCAAGAGTAATTGTGCCATCCTTCTTAGTGATTCCACCAGTGCTACCCTGCACGAATGTATGAGTAGTAGTGTTGGTTGAAGGAGCATAACTTAATACTTGGACATCGAATGTGTAAAGACCTACATTGGATACTGCTATCCATCTATTTGCATATGGATCACCTGATCTAGGATATGCATGGTTAGATCCATTATTATCTTCTAAGCATTGGAATGTTACAGCATTTTCTTTAAACTTAACTTCATCACCATTACTCAATCCATGAGCAGAATCACAAGCAACAGTCATAATACCTGTTGTAGGATTATATGAAGTACCTGTAGTTGCAGTTAAAGGTGATCCATCATGAATGATTGGACATGGCTTGTTATAGAATGGGTCAGCACCACCGTTACCAGAGAAGTTAGATCCTGAAGATCTAGGATATGGATGTAATGATTGGTGAGCATCTAAGAAACAAGTAAATGTTAGAGACTCTTTTGCAAATCTTATAGATTGACCATTACGAAGATTATGATCTCCAATGGTAATCTGCATGTGTCCTGTTATAGGATTAAAATCAGCATCAGTAACTAGGAATGGAATTTCAGGAGTACGTCCAACGAATATATCAAACTCATCTTTAGATACGTTTCTAATATCCATCCACTTATCACTCATTGGATCAGTTGATCTAGGATATGCGTGGACTGAAGCATTAGCATCCATTGAGCAAGTGAAACTTACTCCACCATCAGCAACTTTAACATAATCACCAGCAGAGAATCCGTGGTTAGTAATCTTCAATCTCATTAATCCAGTCTGACCATTATATGATGCAGTGGATATACTATGATCTGAAGATTGACGAAGTGTTGTCTTTCTATCAGTTGTTAATACTAACTTACCATCAGCAGGAGTAAATGTAGCACCATTTACATCATATTGTTGCTCAGGTGTCTTACCTACATTAACAACAATAGCATCATTGGTTACCCCAACAATAGGTGTTGGCTCATTGTGGATTGGGTCAACGTGACGAGGATATTGATGCACTGAAGCATGATCATCCATTGCACAAGTAAATGATAATGACTGAGATGCAATCTTAATATTAGTACCCGTAGTTAAACCATGACCATTACCGACAGTCAATGTTAATTGACCAGTAGTAGAGTTAAATGATGCAGCAGTTGGATTCCAACCTACAGTTGGTGACTCTCCAACATTAACAGTAAATGTACCACCATCAATATCAGACTCTACAACATCTAACCACTTACCACTGCAAGGATCAGTTGATCTAGGATATACATGCTCACTGTAATAGTTGTCCATGGAGCATGTGAATGTCATGGAGTTATCAAAGATTTGTATCTGCTCACCCTTAGTAATCTTATGACCAGGAACTGTTAGAGTAAGAAGACCCTTAGTAGCAACATATTCTGCATGAGATGCAACGTGCATATCTGCACCAACAAATCTATGCTGACCGATATCTAATTCTAATTCACCATCAATCTGATTATAATTTGCATCAGATACGTTGTACTCAATCTTAGGTGTTTGTCCAACGTTAACAGTGAAACTATTTGTAGTTACTTGCTCCACTAACATCCAAGCATCACCAGCAGGATCCTTTGCTCTAGGATATCCGTGCTTAGTAGAATGATTATCTTGAGCACAAGTGAATATTATAGATCCATTCTTAATTTGTATTTGATCACCAGTTTGGAATCCATGTGCATTAGACTGACATACTAACAATCCAGTTTCAGGATCATATGTAGCATCAGATATAGTATGCATTGTAGAATCAGTCATACCATGGAAAGGTAGAGTGATTGACATACTACCATTCTCAGGATTATATTCTGCATCCTCTACAGTATGTGCAGTAGCACCAACTGCAATAACTTCTACAGCAGCATTACCAGCTGGGTCACCAGATCTAGGATAAGAATGAGTTGAAGCATTATTATCTTGATCACATGTGAAGTTTATAGAGTTAGTTGCAAGTGATAAGAAAGTACCAACCGTCTGGTTATGTGATCCTATAGTCATCACCATATCACCATTGCTACTATCATAAGAAGCATGATTGATATCGTACTCAATCTTAGGAGCAGGACCGACGTTAATTGTGAAGGTGTTAACAGTAGCAGACTCACCATTAACTAGGTTTCCACCACCAATAGCATATCCAGCAAAGTTAGAAGAAGCGAATATTCCACCACCACCTGTTAGACCAGTATAGTTTGCACCAGGAGTTGATGCTTCACCAACAGGTGTGCCGTCAATCCAAAGTTTTACTCTACCACTACCAGTACCTAAGTTACCACCAATACGGATCTCCCATACTAGCTCGTGGTCACCATCATCAAAGTATGTTGATAGATTGCTAATCTGCAAGTCAAGCATTGCAAGACCATTATCATTATAGTTTGCACCACCAGTGTAAGCATTAGTTCCATCACCAGCTCTTAATCTTAAATACGTACCACTATCTCTAATACCAAACCATACACCAGAGGTTGAATCGCCTGCCTCAAATAAGCATGAATCTATTGGACTGGAAGGTAGTTTTGTAACACAACGGAATACTGCATCTTCAGAAGTTACAATTCCAGTGCCACTATCAGTTGTAGAAATTTTATCTTCACCAGCAATAAATGATCTGGTTACAAGGTTATTAGGTTGTGAAACAATAATACCTGTATCAACAAGAGAATTGAATAGTGAATTATTAGGTCTTGGCACTGCATCATAGAATCTCTGATCAACATTATGACCAGCAGCATTAGTAATAACCTGGCCTTTCATTGCACGAAGAGCAAATTCTTTTGCCTTATTCATGATCCAGATAGTCTCAGCAGACTGAGCAGCAACGTGATCTAAAGCACCATTATAAGTGGTATAGAATTCAGCAGAATACTGCATCCAGTTGTTACCACCGTACTTAAGGTTGAATGCTAATGATCTTAGAATATCAGTAACATCATGCACACAGTTAGCAGGACCCCCTGGGATGAGGAGGTTCGGGAATTGGACAAGTCCAGCAGCAACCGCTTGCTCTGCAATATAGCGTATGTTTCCATCAATAGCATCCCCACATTTTTGATACATTTCCTCACGTGGGTTCTGATTATATGATTGTACTGGTGTTGTCTGTAGATCAGTGCCTTCAATATAATCTCTACCAAATGCATTACGCATTGTCATTGTCATGATATCTCTCAATATCTTAACAACTGTAATAGATGCTTCCCACTCACCCTCAATATGCTTAAGTGAATTATCTTCAGTTTCGATATACAATGCAGCAGCATCATATGTCTTCTCGTTACAATCAAAGCGAAGGTCATGAACCGCTGCCTCAATCATATCAAGTACGTCATCTTCACAATTGACTGCTCCACCAGGAATCTGTAGATTCTCATACTTGGAGAGGTCATTCATAATTGCTACGCATTCCTTAGCAATTATTCTTCTATTATTCCAGATAACATCAGCAGCGTCAAGGTATCTGTCATTAGAGTTTCTACCAGTTGGACCCTGAGGATATGCTTCAGTATCAATTACTATATTCTCATCTCTATATGCTGCTCTTGCAGTGTATAGAGGACTGTAATACTCTTCTTGGATATATGAAGGTGCAATAGCTCCCAACTCAGAAGCAGCTTCACCTGAAGATAATAATAGGTTATTAATTGCTTTGAAGCAAAGAAGCTTAGTATGCTCGAATGCATCAAGCATTGGATTAAGCTCAGACTCAACATGAATTACATTCTGTTGATTATCAAGATACTTGTCAATTACAGCTTCAGTCTGATATGTACCACCTGTAGCAAGGTCAGCAATTACAGCAGGAAGAATGAAGTCTTTAACATCCCTTTCACAATATGGTTGTCCATATCCAGGCATCTCAAGGAAGTCAAATGTGATACCATCGATATCCTTCTCATACTTATTCTGAATGAATCCAGCAACTTCTTCTGCGATATAATCTCTATTCTTCCAAAGTTGATAACCACCTTCTCTGAATCTCTGATCCATAGGAGCAACAACCTTAAGTAGATTTTCTCCTAAAGTGTTAACCTCATCAGTTGTGTTAGATGAAGCAGGTGTTGAGAAGTTATTAGGTATTCTCAATCTAGTACTATACTCACCAGTAAGATCACTAGATGTGGTTGTAATAACATCAATACAGATCTTAAATACTTCATTCCATGTATAGAGAGATTGTAGAATCTCAGCAGCGATGTGATCTAACTTACCACTAGCAGTTAGATAAGTCCTTGCAGTATAGATTGTATGGAAGTCTCCACCTTCTTGAAGGTCTTTAATAAGTGCTCCAAGGATGTAATCCTTAGTATCTCTTACACAAAGGTTAGTACCACCATATACGTTATTACCAGGATCGTCACCACGAATAGTGAAGTCTGGGAATGCAACCTTCATTCTACCGACTGCCTCTTCAGCAATCCATGCAGCGTTAAGGTCAATTATTTCAGCACATCTCTTCTGCTCTGCTCTACCAGTATCAACGTCTTCTACGATGATATCTCTATCTGAATAATCAATAGACTTAGCAGTTGCAGATGAAGAATTCTGTCCACAGAATGTAGCATAACAATCAGTAGTGGAGCATACAAATGGTGCTTCACCATCTAAACCAAATACGATAGTATCTACATCGTAATCAATTGTATTAGGTGAAGTGAAGTTTGCTTGACGATCACCTACTCCTTTCTTGATTACAAAGTTATCAATATGACCAGCCCAACTATTTGCTAAGTTAAAGTCTGCTCCAACATATGCACCACCATATAGGTAATCATTTGTATCAACGTAGTTAGATCCAACTTGTGATCCATTTACGAATGCCTGTGTAACACCACTTGATCTACAGACTGAAATATGATACCAAGTACCTGTAGTCGCAAATACATCTGTACTAAGGATAGTATTGGTCGTGCCGTTATATACCTTTAATTTCTGCCCATCCATCAAGATATTCAAACCTTGAGCAGCAGTTAGTCTTCTAAAGTCTACAAGTACTTGTGTGCCGACATTAGCAGCAGGACGGATCCAACCTTCAATTGTGAAGTCTCCAGTGCCAAATTCAAAGTCTTTACTCTCTGTAGCAACTATATGACCGTTAGTTGGAATATAAATCGATTTATTTCCTTCTAATTCTGCTTTCTTGATTATTACACTTTGAGAGCAATTTGTGTTTGTGAGGGTGGAATTAGTGAGATATTCTCCATTTTGGAATGTACCAGTAATTGGACCCGCAAATAACCACTTAAGACCAGAATTAACTCCAATTGCGCTGAATACAGCACCAGAGGTAATACCTTTGATTTGGTCGTTAGTTATGAATAATCCAGATGACTTATCCTTATATGCAAGTTTTATAGTCCTTACAGTCTCATTAGCAACAAATGTACCATCAGAAACAAGTGCAAGGCTATTAACGTTGGTTAGGTTGCCAGCAGTCATTGCAGTTGTTGCAATGCCAGCTAAAGTGTCAACATAAGATTTAACGTTAGCACAGTTGTTAATATCCTGATTATTACCAGATGCATAGTTTGCATCGAAAGTATTAGCAGGAGCAACACCACCAGAGTAAGTAGTAGGATCATTAAGGTTATAACCAGCAGTATTGAGTTCCTTCCAATACATCAAGTTATTGATCGCCTGATACATTAATGTCCTTGCAGAGTTGAATGCAAAGACTGCTTCTGCCTCTTCACCAACAATACCGTTAGTTAGAGGTACACCAGCAGCATCGAAGAATTTCTTAGTGAATTCAACGATATTGTAGTTACCACCAGATCCAATATCCTCAGCAATAGAATCAATGAAATATCCAAGGTCACGACGACACTTCTCTTGATGAGGTGAATATGTGCCTTCTGTTTCATCAGGAAGTTCAGTTAGAGAAGAAATATTCAATGCTTCGTCTATAAACTCCCAAAGTGTTGAAAGTGCAGATTGTACGTCTGAGCAGTTCTCAGAATCAGTATTAGAGGTATTAGAGCCAGCAGTGCCATATGCATCATTAGGTGATGGGTCAGCAGTGATTGTTAGGTCTTGATAGGCAACCCAAGAGTCTCCAGAGTTAGCAGCATTGATTGTGCCAGAATAACCGTTAGCAAGAGCAACTAAGCAACGATCTTTTGCTTTCTCGTATGCAAAACGTGTTTCGGCCGCTTGGGCATTGACGTAGGTTAAATTACCGTTAGTATCGAAGAATTGTTGGATAAACTTACGAGAATAACGATTACCACCTGCATACATGTCAATAGTGATTGCATCGATGAATAATCCGATATCTCTCTTACATTTGTCATCTGAAGGAATAGAAGATCCAGGATACTGAGTCTTCATGTCATCAAACGCCATTCCAGCGATTAATGCTCTATTCTTCTGAATTAACCTATATGCGTCTTTATAACGACTCCATGGGTTAGTAATAACGTCAGATGGGAAATAGTAGTCTTCAAACTCAACAGCAATACTTGCTTCAGCAAAATCGATAATTTCTTGCTTATTATTCGCAATATTACGTTTTCCATCTAAGAATCTGTTTGCAGCGATTCCATGGAAAGCAGAAACTGGATTTCCGTAAATAACTTTCTTATTTCGGATAATTTCGTTTTCTGCAAGAGTACCACCACTAAGTTGCGAATATGTAATCTCAGTTGTCCTTACTTCTTCAAAATCAAGGAAATCAGCGTTAATTCTGTTTGCAGAATCGTAAAGCTTAGTAGGAGTAATAGATGATTGTGAAATGTCGTCTAGAATGACATTTGGGTTAGTTAGAGAAACTAAACGCTCAAATAGTAATCCGAAGAATGTAGATCCTTTGTTAATGATCAATTCATCAACAGGGTCACCAGTAACAGGATCTGTGTAAGGTGCAATGTATGTAATCTGACCTGCGATCTTAGATGATGCAGAATAGATGTACTCGTTAAGTTTAAGATCAAATATACCAGTTTCAAATCTAGGAGTACCTGAAGTCTTACTTACAACCAATCTATCATTAACATTACCTTGGACATCAACGTTAGTCTCTTCAATATAGGCAGTATCACCATCGAGGTTAGTAACTGCTTCTCCAAATTCAAATATAGTATCTGAGTTAATTAGAGTAACAGATTCTACTAATGCAGCGAAGATCTCTCCTCTTACAATTTGCTCATTAAGATCAAACGTACCTGTACCACCAACTACATTAATAACATCTAGATGGTTAGTACCTGAATCAATAACTGTAGCAATAGTATCTGTACTCTCACCCTGTATT